CCCAAACATTGGCCTTATCCAACGTGACAACGGGTTTGACGGTTTCTTCGAACGCTTCCGTCGACGGCACATTGACAACGGATCAACTCAAGATTTTGAGTTCTATATATCACAACGATGACGTTGTTTTAACGAAAACGACATCATCCAACTGGGTTCAGAAGGGTTCGGACATTGATGGTGAGGCGGTGAGTGACGAGTCTGGTTGGTCTGTGTCCCTTTCTTCCGACGGTTCTATTATGGCCATTGGGGCGATTTATAATGACGGAAATGGTTCGAACGCCGGTCACGTCCGCATCTACGAATGGTCTGGTTCAGCTTGGGTTCAGAAGGGTTCAGACATTGACGGTGAGGCGGCGGGTGACGAGTCTGGCCGGTCAGTATCCCTTTCCTCGGACGGTTCCATCGTGGCCATCGGGGCAGAGAAAAATGATGGCACTGGTTCGAGCGCCGGTCACGTCCGCATCTACGAATGGTCTGGTTCGGCTTGGGTGCAAAAGGGGTCTGACATCGACGGTGAGGCGGCGGATGACCGGTCTGGCTGGTCCGTTTCCCTTTCTTCCGACGGTTCCATTGTGGCCATCGGGGCGAAATATAATGACGGAAGTGCTTCGTTCGCCGGTCACGTCCGCATCTACGAATGGTCTGGTTCGGCTTGGGTTCAGAAAGGTTCAGACATTGATGGTGAGGCGGTTTATGCTGACCAGTCTGGTTATTCTGTCCCCCTTTCTTCCGACGGTTCCATTGTGGCCATCGGGGCACCGTTTAATGACGGCAATGGTCAGGACACTGGTCACGTCCGGATCTATGAATGGTCTGGTTCGGCTTGGGTCCAGAAGGGTTCGGACATCGACGGTGCGGCGGATGTCGATAACCGGTCTGGTTGGTCTGTCTCGCTTTCTTCCGACGGTTCCATTGTGGCAATCGGAGCAAATTTGAGTGATGGTAATGGTACGAACGCCGGTCACGTCCGAATCTACGAATGGTCCGGTTCAGCTTGGGTCCAGAAAGGTTCGGATATCGACGGTGAGGCACAATATAACCAGGCTGGTTATTCCGTGTCCCTTTCCTCGGACGGTTCCATCGTGGCCATTGGGGCGATCGGTAACGACGCCAATGGTTCGCTCACCGGTCACGCCCGGATCTATGAATGGACGGGTTCGGCTTGGGTGCAACTAGGAGGGGACATCGACGGTGAGGCGGCGGATGACCGGTCTGGTTATTCCGTCTCTCTTTCTTCCGATGGTTCTATTATGGCCATTGGGGCGATTTATAATGACGGAAATGGTTCGAACGCCGGTCACGTCCGTGTGTATGAGTTACCAAGTTATAAGGTCCTCACGACCGATCAGATCTATACAACATCCAGCGTGGGTATAGGTACGAGCTCTACATCATTTACACTTGAAGTTAATGGTACGGCTGCTAAGACTGGCGGTGGTAGTTGGGATACAACGTCTGATATGAGACTAAAGGACAATATAGAAGACGCCGATTTGGATAAATGCTACGATTTGGTTAAAACCCTTAAACTTAGACGCTTTTCTTGGAAGGACGAAGTAGAAAGTGTACGAGATAAAAATGTTGTTGGTTGGATTGCTCAAGAGGTTGAAGAAGTCATCCCAAAAGCAATCACAACAGTTGATCATAAATATGGTATAGATGATGTGAAATTTTTGAATCCAGATCAAATATATGCCGCAATGTATGGGGCTATTCAAAAACTTATAGAGGACAAGGAACGCCTCGAAGCTAAAATAGAAGAATTATTACAATAATAATTATACACACTTTAATAAAAACCTCCTCATATATTAAATGTCTATAGGGACACCCGCTGGACAGTTAATAATTGAGAATGCAACGGTTTTGACGAACAATATTAATGTTCAGGATAAAATCGGAGTGGCGACTAACCCATTTAACCCCATATGGCCCACGCCACCAACACCATAAGACTTTTCTCCCCCTATAATAGAAATGGCGACCCACATTGTGGACTTCCCATCGGCGCACCTCCGGGCGTCTAAACTTACCGCACAAACCGTCACACAAACTGATGTCCCTGCCTTCCGTGATCAATTGACCGACGGAACCCTTGCTGGCGTGGGAGACATCGACTATAACGCAAATCCGGGTGCTTATGGCGGCACATCATTTGGTACACATACAGATCCACATGGAAAGGTTGAGATAGTAAAGATATCAGACATTACTTAAAAAAAATAAACTCTTAGTATAATATAAAATGTCTGGTGGTATTGCCCAACTTGTTGCGATTGGTGCCCAGGATGCGCACCTGGTCGGTCAACCGGAAGTAAGCTTCTTTCGATCGACCTACAAGCGTCACACAAACTTCTCTCAAACCGTGGAACGTCAGGTGATCCAGGTGAATGTTTCTGATAATGGTATGTCTACGGTGCGGTTCGAACGCAAGGGTGATCTCTTAGGTTACGTCTACCTTACCCCGGTTGCAGCCGACGGTGCGTCCGTTGCCGAAATTGCCCCGGCTGCCTGGGATAACTACATATCCAAGGTTGAACTTCTCATCGGTGGTCAAGTAATTGATGAACATGATAATGTATTTACGCGGGACATTGCCCCGAGAATTATGGCTGGTAACATTTCCAAGTCTGTTTCAGGTGACATGTTTGGTGGTTCTTCTGGTACCTCTAAGTTCTACCCATTGCGCTTCACTTTCTGTGAAAACTGGCAGTCCGCCATCCCATTGGTCGGCCTCCAGTACCACGACGTCGAATTGCGTATTACGTGGGGTTCTAGTGCGAAGACTGACGGACTTCGTTGGGAATGCTATGCGAACTACGCCTACCTCGACACAGAAGAACGTTCTATGTTCGCTTCCCAACCACAAAATATGATCATCACCCAAGTGCAAAAGGCTATTGCGTCGAGTGCCAGAATCCAGGAACTCAATTTTAACCACCCGATCAAGGCACTTGTGTCCGCTACACGCCTCGGTAGTGGCGAAGTTGCCTGTGTCGCCGCGGATAACCGTTTGAAATTGCAAATCAACGGCACGGATGTCAGTGACTACAAGTTTGCTGACCCGGCCTACACCACAGTTCCGGCGTACTATCACACGTCTTCCATGGATGCTTCGGTTGGTCGTCACATGTTCCTCTACCCACTCTGTTTGGATGTTTCCAAGCTTCAGCCGACGGGCTCTTTGAATTTCTCTCGCCTCGATTCTGCCCGCATCGTGAACGAAAAGGCGCTCTCTAGCCAAGACGTGTATGCGATCAACTACAACATCCTCCGTATTGAAAACGGTATGGGTGGTCTCATGTATTCCAACTAAATAATCCATTTCATAAATTAATTTTTACTCACAAACATTCTGTTTATTAATAGTAAATAAACACAATGTTTTGGAACAACGTTTTCTTTTTGGCGGTCGTATTCGTGCTTACGTACGATCCCAAGTCCAGGGTGATAGAAAAATTCATCGGTCAGCCCACGAAGGTCGGCCAAAAGCCTAAAACGGCGACACCCCCAACAAATCGAAATTGTGAAAATACACACTATAACTCCATTCAATTTGGACAAGAACCGTACGACTGTCCTGTAAGTAACAGAGTTCAGATGGGTGCTATCTATTCAACTGCTTAAAAAGATGATTCGAAATATAAATAATAATTATGATTCCAATTGATCGTGAAACTATGCTCATTGTCGCTATTGTTGCTTGTGTCGCCGCTACTACATTTCTCTTTAGAGAATTGGGCAAGACCAAGGAAGAACTCAATGGTGTCAAGGGTTTCTCTTCTAAGATGATGAATCATCTCGTCGTTCAGGAGAGTATGATAAGAAAACAAAATTCCAACGCTATCAAAGAGGTAGAAGAGGAAGTTAGCGAACTAGAGGCTTCCGGGGAAAAATCCGAAGAATAATGATATCCAGCTATCATAACTTGCCAATGAGCAATGAAGAAATACAAGGCAATAGCGATACCAGTCAGCTTCGCTGACGAAAAACCAAAATTTCTCACGGTAAGGGATAAAAGATTTAAAGACTGGATATTTGTGACCGGAGGGTGTAGAAGAAGGGAAATTAATAATCCTTTGAAGTGTGCTCTGAGGGAACTCGAAGAAGAAACGAGGGGAATTGTTAATTTGAAAAGTGGTGAATATACACATTATGTATTTACCGTCAAAGAAAGTCCAACTGTTGATTTAGTTTATAATGTTTTTGTATTCTTTGTCGACTATAAAAGGAATGAACAAAGTGCAATAATTAATAAATTTTACGAAGAAAAGTACAGAACAAGTATAAAAAAATTAAATAAACAACCAATTAAAAAATCACACGATGAAAATGATTACATCAGTTTTGATACACTCGAAGAATTTGCAACGAGAAAGAGATGGGATTTGATTGTGAACAATGTAATCAAAAACCCTGAATTCTACTCGTGCATAACTTCTCTCAATAGAAAAAAATTTTGTATTAAATAATGAAGTCTAAGAGCTACATTTTATCACAGGTTAGAAAATTACTGTTGAATAACAGGGGATATTATGAAGATGAAGCGGATAAGTATATAGAAAATATAAAAAATAAAACTGTTTATGAATTGTTGGTTATTAAAAAAGATCTTTCAGAAAATAAGGAATATCCAGATGTTTCTTGTATGCGATGGTATAGAGAAGAAGATCGTTAATAAGGTAAGTATGTTTAAGAACTGGTGTCGAAAAAACAATGTATGCAATCGTCGCAATTTATCACATGTACTCATGGATGGCGGGGTCCTTTCAATCCCATTTGATAAATTGAATGAATTTTATGAAGTGTACGTTTCGGCGGTAAAAAGTGGTGAAAAGTTATTCGTTGTTGAGCAAAAAACAGATTTATATAACTTTTTTGTAGATATAGATTTCAAAGGTGAAGATGCCCTTTCCCTCGATGAAATAAAAGACATATGCAAAGTCATATGCACAAAAGTCAAAAGATATTGTGGAAAGGAGTGTCTTATTTGTGTGGCACCACCCAAAAAAATTGAAAACAAAGTGAAAACGGGAATTCACTTAAATTGGCCGGGGTTTGTTGTAAATCAAAAATCGGCGATAGCTCTTCGTGAACATATATTAGTTGCACTTTACACGGCAAAGGGATCTATAGACTGGAATGAGATCATCGATTCGGCAGTCTATGGTGACATTACACGTGGATCTAAAGGAAGTGGGTTTAGAATGCCATTTTCACATAAAAAGGGGAAACATGACCCATGTGGTGGTCAGGGGTGTGCAGAGTGTAAACAGACTGGTAAAGCTATACAGGTCGCTTACCTACCCGTATTTGTGCATGGTGGATTTACGGGTCTTATGAGTATAGATCAGACACCTACGGTAGATATCATGAAAATGGCAACAGTTCGAACCGATTCAACTGAACACATTCATGTAGAACCACCTTCAAAAGCCATAAAAGAGGGTAATTTTTCAAAAACTGAAATGAAGGATGAAGTGCACGATGAATTTTTAATGGGTGAAATTGAAGAGTTTGTACAAAATAATCTAGAAGGACAGGGTGACGCGAGGATTACTAAAATTTTTAAACATAACAATCAATTTCTTGTTTCAACAACATCTCACTATTGTGAGAATCTTGGAAGACGGCATGGTTCTAATCATATATGGTTTTACATATCCGGTGATATGATTGCACAAAAATGTTTTTGTAGATGCGAAACCATTCGAGAGAGAAAGTGTGGATTTTGTAAAGATTTCATAGGTAAAAGGTATTTATTAACTGCAAAATTAAAAGACATGCTATATCCAGAAAAGGTGAAATGTCCAGAGATAAAACCACCACCAAAAGTTGAACCCATGAACCCGGAAATCAAACCAGAGTTGGAGTTATTCATAAGAAAGTATTACCCGGGTAATAACTGTACCAAGCTCATAAAGGTTGTTCGTAACAAGACGAGTTACACAGTGTTTACAAATGCAACATATTGTCATAATATTAAATCAAACCATGAAAAATGTATAACTTTTAAAATTGTTCAAAATTTTATTACACAGGAATGTTCTTGCAAAAATAACATAAAAATTAAATTGACACCAAAAATATTTAATTTATTGAAAAAAAAATAATTTACATAATTAAGATGTCTTTGATATTTTTAGGAACTGTTGGATATATCATGGCTAAATTGTATGACAATAAACACGATACACCCTTTATAGACAAACTTGTGAAAAGATCATATAAGTACTCGGGCATACATAAAGAATCTTTTAGTTTTTTCTTGGAAAATTTAAATTTATCTAAAGAAAATTTGGAAGATCCGTATATATCTTCAAAATATTTGTATAAATCTCTTGATCATTTAGAAGACATAGGTCTTTACAACGAATATGACGTATTTGAAGAAATACAAGAATTGGCCATGGAAATAGCTTACGAAATAGAAGAGCAGATATTAGAAAGTGCGATAGCCAATAAAAAACCTTTTAATCCAAGATACTTAAACAATAGAATTTATTAATTATATATGATTTATAAGACTAGATCTGGAAGAAACACCAAAAAGCCCGAATTGTTTAAAGCCACCGAAGAATCTTTTATTGACGATTACAAGGAAGATGAATATGACACTGACATGGGGTCTGATATAGACACCGAAGATGAGTTGTATTCAGACGAAGAAAGTGAATATAGCGACGACGAAGAAGACGAAAATGGTAACTTGAAAGAATTCGTCGTTGATGATGACGAGGACGACGACGAAGAAGATACTTAAAAGAATAAAATTAATTATATTTAAATATGGAAACCGATATAGGAAATCCAATTGAATATAAACCGGACATCGATCTAATGCCTGCGGACAAAGATAACGGTAATGAAGGAGATAACTTCTACTACGATGAA